GGGGTCGACAATTGCGACGAGGTCAGTAGTCGGCACGTTAGCCTTCTCAAGAGCGTAAAGGGCTTTTGCAAAGTCCTTGACAGTCATGACCTGATCTGTACCACCTGCTACCCAACGGTGGGCTGCACCATTGATTTCATTCAAGCTAGTAGCCGTCTGGGAGTCGTTGCCCAATGCGAGAATTTTTGTCTCCATGTTCTTCATGAGAGCACGAGACTGCTTAGGCACGAAAGAGCTGACCAGTTTACCCATGTAGTATGAGTCCTGTTTCATCTTATTCGTGATGTAAGTCGCACTAGACTGGTAGTTGTTAATTGAGAACGTAAAGTTACCAGTGTCCATCGCTGTATACTTTACGGACTCACCTTCCTGATAGTCCTGGGCTTCTGCCTGACCGATAGAAGGAATGTTGAAGGTATCACCATCTGGGAAACCAGACAGCCAATCAACATAGCGAGTCGCAAAGAGTTCATCTTCGAGAATCTTCTTCAAATCAGCAGACCAAAGATTGGATCTAATCAGATGGTCGTTAGTTCCTGTACTAAAACCGGGCATCTTGATTAATTTCCTTTTCTAAAGAATGTGTTATGAACCGAAAAACCGGTCAGCATCCCTTAGCGCCATTGCGTGACGTTCTGACTGCACTTCCTGAGATTGATACCTCTTGGGGTCTGTGCGTTGTAGTTCGTCATAGTAGGCCTGATCCCTAAAGCCGTCACTAGCCTTTGTCCTTACAACACTGGGCACGGATGCCGGGTTGGTGCTGTGAGGGGTCCGGTCGGTGAATAGGCTTGTCTGTTGACGTTGAGGTGTGGTGTCCTCACCCGCGTTGAGTAGACTGATAACAACCTGAGGGCTCTCCATAGAGAGGGACTCGAGTTGTTTAGGTGTCAGGTTGGTTGCAGCGGCAAGTTGCTGAACAGCTTGTGAAGTATTGTCTCCAAATTTATCGCGCATCGCTTGCGAAACTCGATCAAGGTTTTGCTGACGAGAAGCGTTGGTTTGCGCTTCCTGTAGTTTAGCTGCTACGATAGAGTCAATATCTTCTTTACGAAGAACGGCATCATCGTTTTGCGAGCCCGCATCACTGTTCTGGGTGTCAGAGGCAGATATATCAGGTGTCACAGGGGTATCTCCGTTCGAATTGGAATTGGATGGTGTCTGGTTTTTGATTTGCTCTAGGAACTCTTCCATACGAATTGCTTCTGTCTGACGAGCGCGCAGTTCAGCGTTCTCATTTTTCAGTCGCTCGATGAACGAGTCAGCCTCAACCTTACCTCGGGCAAGATCTGTGACTGTGGCAAATTTCTTTCCTTCGCCAACCAACTCTTCAGTATAATCCTTGTCGGGATCAATAGCTGAAATCGTGGGATTTTCGGGGTTGCCGTTATTTGTTTCATCAAATGGGTTCATGGTTAGAAACTCATTCCTTGTTATCTAGATGTTTGGTCAATTCTAGGACTTCTTTCAACGCCTGTTGATACCCATTTTCGTGTGCCTGTTTATAGGCCCATGAGGGGGTGTCGTAGGCGTCGCGCTTCGTTGTAACACGCGTGCTGGTCTGCAACATATGTGACACAACATTCTTCAACAAGGCAATGGTAAAGCCACTGTTGGCGACTGTTCTTTTCGCCTTGTCTTTATCTTCTTTAGATGTTAGGTGGAAAACCCACCGTTCACTAACCGGGAATAGGGACGTCGTCGTCATCTGGGAGGTTCTCCACAGGTGATGGGACAGTGTCATCTGGTGTGATACCAGCTTCTACACCCTGTTCAGCCATGACATCTTGTTCCATAGCTTGTGACATTCGAGCACCATCAGCACGTTCACCTAGACGTACGTATGGTTCAACGACCTGCCAAGGGTCGATCTCCAACAACTCTTCGAGCATCTGAGACAATTTAACAGATGAGAAGTGCTGTAGAATCTCTGGGTCTTGTCCAATAGGACTCGTGAAGAAGCCTGTCAGGTTCTGGACCAGCTCGGCTTGCTCCGCGAAGTGTCTAGAAGCAACAGGGACAAGACGTCCGATACCAACAAGGTCTGTTGGAGTTACTTCCGAGAAGCTCACAGCGTTGAACTCAGGGTCCTGTACCCTAACGGTCATCGTCTCTGAGCGTCTACGAGCCATTTCTAGCATCGCATTAAGCAAAGGCTCGACTACGTTCTGTTCGAAGAGTCGTACCTTATTCTGGAAGATACGTGAGGCTGCGTTCTCTAGCCTCTGTACCTCGTATTTTGTTTTCTCCCCCGGAGTACGGAAACCCATAGCTTCCTTAGGAGAACCGGCCATCTCCTCCATCCTAGACTCGATCTCTCGAATCTCTAGGTTGGCGTTAAGGGCCTGTACATCAGGAGACATGATCTCTACATCACCATCATCACCTGTGTAGATACGTGTCATAGGACCCCATTCGAAGTCCTGTACGTGTCCTTTAATCTTCAAAGGCGGTAGAATGGTAAGGTCGAACAAATCAGCCTTAGAGTTCTCTACCTGATTGAGACGGTACTGGAGACCAAGGAGGTTGTCCAAGGGGCCCATTGACCAGAGGTTGTCTGGACGTTCTCTCCAACCTGCTTTGAAGATCTGAGGGAAGCCGAACACAGAAGGGTTAGGCTCCTTAGAGAGTACCTTCACACGGTCAACAACCGTTACGATGTGGTTCTTATAGAGCGTGTCTTCTTCTTCGTCGTAGATATCACCATAGAACACCAACAACTCCACTGTGTCGCTCTGTAGATACGACTGGTAGGAATGGAAGCCTGCGATACTGTAGTGATGATCCTTCGTATGAAGCTCTCCTTGGAAGTTACCAAGGTGGCTCCGGTTCGCTCTAAGGTCCCGTAGAAGCTGAGCGTACGCCGTGGCGGACTCGTCGTCAGTCGACAGCTTGTTCTCTACCAAGTCCACTAGCTCACCCATGTCGATCAACACTCGGATGATCTTAGGGGACTCTTTGAATGTCTTGGCAATCGGATTGAAAACAATGTCGTAGGGACTGATACGAGTTGGGTTGGGGCCTACATAGCCACCTTGGTAAGCGTCGTTACCCTCATCGAAGTTCCGTTCGTCACACCACTCAACAGATGAGAAACAATCACCGTGATCGATCCAATCGTAGAGTAGTTGACTGATGACGGGATAGAAAGAACTGGTATCGATAAGGTGCATAATACCTGTCTCGATCTTGTCAATCTTTTCCTTCGTTTGGGATTCTTTGTTACCGCCCTGCCATTCAAACCACTTCCTCTTTGGGAAAAGAGTGGCCATGTAGTTGGCGTGCAGGTTGTCTCGGATTTGACATAGCTTAGGGACGACTGTCGAGTTCCTCCAAGGGGTCGAACCGTTAGAGGTCGTTGAGGTGTCCGTAGAGAACACATACTCAGCAACCTCTTTCCATTCATCCTTCCGATCGTTACGGAAGGTATCCCACGTATGGAAACGACGAGCAATAGCTGTAGCCATTGAGTCCTTTTCTACGTCAGTGTCTATGTTAAGAACTTTACCAGCCATATTTAGACTGTGCCTCCAAATCGATTTCTTTTCTGGTTCTGTCTAATCTCCTCAAGACGGGAGTTATAGGCAGACACATTGTGCATAGGAGCCACAGCAACATCCACAGCACACATGAGTGTATCTTTCACATCATCGTGTGGGGGACGTTCTGCAACTAGCTCGTCTTCGAGGATCTGACAGTTACCACCCCGGTAGTGCCACATCTGGTAGTTCTGGTACCGTGGGTAGAGGGTAGCAGCTAGGCGCTCCTCTTTACGTCCGCTAGCGGCTGTAGGTCTGTGCTCATCGATAGACAACGCTAGTCCGTGCTTGCGGATATGCTCTGTCTTCAATGTGTTGACGATAACCTGTTGGGCTACGTTGACCTCAGCCCGTAGTTTACGGAAATCCCACTTCTGATGGAGTCTGAGGATGTGCTCAAAGTACTCCACAATCTCACCAGTCTTGAATCGATCAATGTCCAACACATAATAGTTGTGCTTAGCATCAACACCAATAACAACGATACATGTGTAATCAGCCTCTTTAGAGAGACTAAAGGCAAAGTCGATTGCGGCAAAGACGTTGAGAGGTTCGTCTCTCATGTACCATTGACCAGCACGTCGTCGGATGTACTCTGGTTCGTAATACTGGAAGTACTTAGAGTTGACAGCCTGCGACTCAGGGTCGTTGGGGTTGTTATAGTACTGAGCGTAGTACTGGAGCCTGTCGAGGTATTGGGCTCTCTTCTTCGCTAGGATGTCCCTGTCGAAGCCAAACCACTTACCGTCGTACCTCTGTTGACGAGGCCAAAGGAATTGGCCGGTGCCGTCTCCAAGGTCTTCCACAGCCCTTTCCATGATGGTGTATAGCGGGGTCTTAGAGACCACTTCACCATGTTCGTTATAGGACTCGAACTCCATTTCTGCGATATCATTATAGAGATCACGAGGATGGTACCGAGTACCAACGACAACCACTCGTGCATCGGTGCCGGTGATTGAGGTCAGGAGGGAGAACTGAGACTGGACTTTAGCCCGGCCCTCAGCGGAGTAGGCGTTCTCTCGAACAACCACATCATCCATATACGCGATATCACAGTGAAGTCCAGTGATACCTGTGTCGAGGCCAGCAGTAAAGACCGTAGGATCTCGAACAGCTTCTTTGGCACGTAGTGGATGGTCTACGCTGATTTCTTTCTCTGTCCACTTCTTCCGTTTACCCTTATCTGGGTGGATCATGTCTGGCCAGTAACGTTGGTATACGTCACTCTCCAAGATATCACCAATGAAGCCTAGCTGTTTGATGGCTAGGTTAGCGGTACTAGAGATGTATAGGATACGAATTGCAGGGTTACGAGTAATCTCCCAAGCAGCGTGGTAGGCAGCATAAGCGCTCTTACCATGATCTCGAGGGAGTAGGACTAGAGAGTGGGACGAGGTCTCTTCGGACTGCCACCAGTTACACAGCTCTTCGTGGATGTGTCCTATAACCCTCTGAGGGTGTACCAGCTTAATGAAGAAGAGGAGATCACTCTCTGCTCTCTTCCTGATACTTTCCATCTTTGAATCAAGGGGTGTAGTCGTGGACATCGTTAATTGAACAACCTCTTATACTCTTCGTCTACTGTTTGCTGGCCCTCAAAGAGCTCCTGAGCGGCCTCCTTGATCTTTTCCTTACTAGGACGCCCTACAGAGTCTTTCGCCCTCTGAGGGCCCCTCCAGTCGCCTGTGAGTAGAAACTTGTTTGCTTGGTAGGAGTTCTTATCGTCTTTGTTGGACGAGATGGCCTGTAGTCGTAGGAGAGCGTCTGCGCGAGTTTTAAGCTCTAGCTCCTTGCGCCACCTCGCTACGTGGGTACGGAACTGCACAGCCTCTGCAAACATAGTC